CCAGAATAGCAACCGAGGTCGCTATTGGAAAAACCAGCTTGACTGCATCAAGTATTTATACTCGTGATGCCGAGTTGTGCTGAAGCGCGAACGCCCCAGCCACGACAATGTCGTGTATCGTGCCGTCGGACCATTGACACAGTCCGTCGAGCACTCAACACATGGTGTCGTTGCTACCGAAAGGAGCGGATCATCTTTGACCCAGCTTTTGTCAGCTGTTCAGAGTTGTCTGCGTCCGTTAAGAAGTTATTGGCCGAATGCCCTTCCTCTCTCGAAGAGGAACGTATGGCATACCAATCTATTAAGAAACTTCTTCCGGACTCTTGCAGATGCATGAACGAGTCGCTCCTGGATAGGCTTTTGGAAGGCGTGGTCCGCCCTCCTCGGAATTTGCCCTATGGGTTCCTTAAGTTCGTTGCCAGAGAGGCAGCTCGGATTTTTCCGGACTGCTGGGACCGAACGTATCGCAATCATTGCTTTACGGTAAGTCCTCCTCTGTCATCGACTCTAGAAAATTCGCGCAGCAAGGGTGGTTGTCTTTCGATGACCACCTGGCACGCCGAGTATCTAGATCAAGTGTTAGGAACCGCGGCCTCCGTCTCGTACTCCACATCGCGTACGGCCCGCCCAATGGTTGTGCAGTCTGCCGGCAAACCTCGTCCTCTGACGAAGTTTAGCGAAGACACTTTAGCACTTAAGCCTCTTCATAAGGCGCTTTACGATCGAATAAGCGCTTTAGGTTGGACTTGCCGGGGGGACGTAAACGCGGAGAAGTTGGATCGAGCCGGGTTTAGGCGTGGCCTTGGGAGTTTGGTGTCGGGCGATTACAAGTCGGCCACCGACAACCTTCCGCTGGAAGTCGCTGAATTGATACTTAAAGTGGCGCTTCGACGGGCTTCTCGAGTTCCTGAGGGAATCTCGAGTTATGCTCTGTCGATTTTGCGTCCGCTTTTTGTTCATGCAGGCGACGAGTTTGAAGTTAGTTCTGGGCAACAAATGGGATCTCTTTTGAGTTTCCCATTGCTTTGTGTCCAGAACTACATCGCCTTTGGTTGGGCAGTGAGACAGCATTTCGGAAACGAAAGGCCGTCTATACCTGTTCTGATCAATGGCGATGACATACTCTTCCAGTGCGGGGACCCTACTTTTTATAGTACGTGGGTTAAGGTTATCGGTGACGTCGGTTTGGAAGTCGAGCAAACCAAGACCAGTGTGGCCGAGGACTACGGGTCCCTGAATTCTACTCTTTTGAGATGGAAGTCAGGGTACCTACGCGTAGTACCCACACTGCGTTTTGGCATGCTGCGAGCTCAGCCCTACGCTAATTCCCTTCCTAAGTCCTTGAAGCAGTTCGCTTTGCCAGGACTCCCTGTCGACACTCGCTATTCAGCCGGTGTCGAGTTTGTAAAGTGGCATCTTAAGACGCTGACTCGAACTAACCTTGCCCCTCATGAGCT